TAGTCTAAACCATCGTATGCTATCCTCTCGCCTACCAAAAACGTTCCGCGTATGTCGCTCAAGAAGAAGAGGTGAAGTATCCTACCGTCGTCGTAGTTCTTTACGTATGACTCAACGTATGCAGTGGCACCAGACTGTGATCCGGTTATAAACTTATTTTCAAACTGTGGGCTGTAGTCGCTGTATGAAGCTTCAATGTACTTACGCTCGATCCACTTTCCATCCGATGGTTTTAAGATGTCAAAAGATGGTACGTATATGTCTATATCTTCATTGAATAGAAGCCTAAAGAAAAGCTTTACACCGTTGTCAGAACCTTTTGCGCGATACAGATCTAATATATGTTTCTGCAAGAACCTTGAATCACCGGGAATGTTCTTAGGAAGTATGTATTGATACTTCTTACGAAACTCATCGAGCCATGTTGAAGTGGTCTCATCTATGTCCCTGAGTGAGAATAAGTTTCTTCCGACTTCGTTCGACTTACCCGATTGCTCGAGCCACTCGTAGTAAGCTTTTACGAAAGCAATAAACTTTGGTCCTTCTTCTTTATAGAAGCTTGGAAACTGGTTCTCGACTAGGTTGGATATATGGTCGACTGTAGGAAGCATCAGGCGTTACCAACAAATGGAACCAGTGTTACAGTCACGTCCGATGATTCTACAAGCAGAAACTTATTTTGCACCGAATAGACGTCTTTATTCTTAAGCCTACCATATATTGAGATGTAGCTTCCTGAGTATGATTTGACGTTTGCGGTGAAGTTAACAGCACCTGTATTATAGTTAACAGTGCCTACAGACGCCGAAAGTATTGTGCGCGTAACGCCGCTCGATGTTGTTTGATTGGTGTATACATTGAGCGTACCAAGTCCGTCGTCTCCAACGTATGCGGTGTAGTCATCACCGTCGGTGTGTGTATAGGTAAAGTTAGATGTGTAAAGAACGTGCTCGTGACCCTGCGGCAATGAGTACAGCATGCTTTCCGAGTAAAGCTGATTGTCGAAGCTGTAGTTCAAAGTGGTGCTTACGCCTGCCGTTGGGCTCCACCTCTTTATGAGCTTTACTTCTGTCTCGTTTGATATTATTGATGGCTCGGCGGCGTCGATAGTCGCTATAAGCTTTGAGTACCTCATGTCGTCGCCAAAGTCAACGAGATTCGTATTCGCGTAGCCTATAATCGCGTTTCTAATCAACGATGAGATCTGAGCACTGCTTATGTTAGTGGCCGACGTGTTGTAGTTGACGGTGGTATCAATCTTAAGGTAGAAGTATTCAGGATCTATAATCACCGCTTGAGTGGTAATGTTCTTTGTGTTTAAGTATGTTATAATCGAGTTCTTTAAGCTCTGTGATATGCTTCCGACTGCACCGTAGGGTTTCACCGATACGCCGACTTTACCGTACTGAGGAGGCGTCAAGTCTTCGCCACCAAATGCAATGACCGACTGCAGCTGCGGAAACTTTGCTTTAGTGAGGTTAGCGTAATCAAGTGAAGTGACCGCGCGCTCTTGCGTGGTAAAGAACCTTGTCGCGTTGAACTTGATTGAATTGTTGGACTCGCGCTCAGATCCTTCGGCTGCCGTAGTGACGGTTGCGATGCTGATGTTTGAGTATCCGCTTATAGAACTTCCTTTAGAGAACCTATAAGCGCCGTTGCCGAGTTCACCCAGCGTGTCCCTGTACCTTACTTTGACTATGTTTCCATTCGTAAGAGACCTGCCGCTCGTATCGTCGCCAAAGCCAATCTCATATCGATTGGCTGAGTATCCCTGTAAAAAGTAAACGTTAGACGTAGAAGTAAGGCCGTATAAGTTATCAGCCTTCAGCCAAGTCGAGTTCGAGCTGTCGTACTGAGAGTTGATCACGGTGACGTCGATCGAGTTGGTGTCGATGTTCTCAGACTGAAGCCTGTAGTAAGTCGTGTTCGACGCGGTGAAGTACTCGGTGACTACCGATCCCTCGTAGATCTCAACGTTAGACGCAATGTATCCGTTGGCTCCAGGATAGATGATGTGGTCCGAGTCGGTCGAGAAAGTGAAGGTTGTGTTGTCGATCGTGGTCGTCATCTTATAGAACTTAGGGATGACGATGTATGACGGTGAGTCGGTGGGCACGATCGTCATGTTGACGACCGCTTTCGCGGAAGTCCTCGACCTCGGTATGTAGTTAAGTTCTTTCGCGTGGGATACAATCGACTCACGGAGCTGAGCGGTGTCGAGAAACATCTCGCTGCCGGTCATGTTGAGATAGAAGTTATTGAGGTAGGTGTTGTACGCCAAGACGTCGAGGAGAACCGACATGTTCGATCCGTCGAAGTCGTAGTCTGAGAACCTCGCTTGTCCCGAGAGGTAGGTCTTCAGCGAGCTTTTGATCGCCGAGAAGTCGAGATCGGAAGTGTTTATGAAGGTGTTTGCCATTACCTAATTCTCGTCAGCAGAAGGTTGTAGGTCTGAACAGCTGGGTTGTTTACGAGAGAGAAAAGAATAGTCACAGCGTAACCGTTCTCATCGGGAACGCCGTTGACATACACCTCGAGAAGGTTTACCCTTGGTTCAAAGTTTCTTATGGAGACTTCGATCTTTCTCTTTAGTACGTACTCGGTCTCAGTCGTTATATTCTCAAACAGAAGCCTCTTTATCCCAGCTCCAAGATCGGGCTGAAAGAACCTCTCACCGTAGTCGGTGAATAGAAGGTTCTTTATCGAAGTCTTGACGGCGTCCGCGTCTTCAAGCACAAACAAGTCTTTTCTAACCGGATGCGACTCAAGGTTAGAGTAGAAGTCTTTGTACCTTCCGGCAGATCTTTGCGTCTGAATAGCCATGTTTTATTTATAAGGATGTCCGCACAGTTTCTAGAAAAGCACGACTGGTAGGTGAATGCTTCTGTAAATCATTCGCGACCGACGAAGCCACCTGCCAACCGGATGTGAAGACACCGGTCTGGAACGGACACTTGGTGTCTCCAACCATCGCCGATGAAGCCGCGATCATATATGGAATCGCGTTGTCGCTTCGTCTTGGGTCGACTATAGAGCTTGACGTTCCACCCATGATGGAAGCTATGTTGCCCGATAAAGTGGAGATCATTCCGCCGAGAGCGCCACCAGTAGGAGGTGTTAAAACACCCAAAGTAACCAAAGAAGTGAGAGATGTGATGCTCAATGAGCCTCCGCCGTATGATCCAAAGTTCTGCATCATGAATCCCATCAATCCTGAACCAGCTTGGTTGGATGGATAAGCGGCGATTCTCCTGCAGAACATCTCCTCGGAAGCTATCTGAACACCGTTGCTTTCTCCAAAGAAAGCTCTTCCCGCGTACGACGGTGTTTGCATCATAGGATTTCTGCAAGCGACCGATGACTTAACGCGTTGACCAAGCACCTGCTGCGTTATGGCGCCTGCCACCGCGAATCCACCGACTCTGTTAAGCATGGTCGCCGATGAGGCTATATTTCCAGGACCGGTTATGCTTGCAAGCATCGACGCTATGCCGGCAGCGTTTGTAGATATGCCCGTCATCATACCTTTGAACTGATCGAGCTGCTGTGTTACGTCTCGAGACTTCAATGAAGTGGATGCAACAGTAGTTACTTGCGACAGTTGGGCCGAGTGAAAAGCGGCGTTCCTCATCTGCTTTCCCATCGTCATAAGCTCACCAGCCACCGGAGCCATAGAGTCTACACCGTGCTTCGCGACGATAGTGCTTGCGTTTAAAGTCTGTGAAGCGACGCTCGTGAGCTGGCTTGAGACGCCGCCAAGTTGCGCGAGTTGACCTGAGGTTCCACCAAAGCCTCCGCCGAATCCGAATAAGTCTGTGATTCCAGTTATAGATCCAATCTGCGATACTATGTCGCCGACGACGTCTGTAACTATATCGACGCCGGGAAACTGTGAGATTGTTCCCGCGTTTGTCAATGCAAGAGCAGCCGCAGTCGCGGCGTCGCCTGTCAATCCTATGGAAGCGACCGCCTGCTGCACTCCGTATACGTTCGATAGCGCTCCGAGAGGGGAGTTTGAGAAAGAAGCTACGCCGAGAAGAGGACCCATGATTGAGTTCTTGCTGTCCGCTGCGTAGGAAGCGTTGTGATAGCTCGTGCTAAACTGCTTGTTGATGCTGGCCAAACCGTTAGCGAGGTATCCTACCCTGTAAAGCTCTTTGAGATTAAGTATGCCCGAAGGATTCCTTACCAAGTTTCTATCATTGAGATCATACACGCCGGTAACACCTGCGATGTATGATAAGTCTTCGTATTCATTGATCGTAACGAGTATGTACAGAAACTGCTCGATCACGTCGTATGGAACCACACCCGGTGCCGCGAAGTCTCTTGCCCTCCTCTCAAGCAAAGCTTTCTCGGAGTTTGTTAGATAGTAGTTATCTACCGGATGGCGCGGACTGTTGTTTGGAGCCAAAGATTTAATAATCGCCGCGGCACCTAAGAAACCGGCCGCGCTTCCCACGGCGTTTTTGAAAGCCTGTGTAGAGTTCTTTAAATCGGGGTTGGAAGACTCACCCTCTTCCGCTATGTCGCCCTTCTGCTTCAGTGCAGTGGTGTCTTTGTTGATGGCTACGGTGTCCGACGTTGCGGCTCCCTCTCCACCTTCGCTTCCGTCTGCCGCGTATTCACGGGACGCTACGGTCTCACTGGTAGGTATATTTGTGTTGGCTACCGATGAAGATGTTTTAAGCGTCGGAGTACGCTCGACCTGTGAAGGATCTACTCGAGGGTTGTATCCGCCCGTTGAAGTTCTATCGACGATGAGTGTTTCTATCTGACCTGACATGTTATGCTAAGAATCCCATCTTTTTAAGACCCTGCTGGGCGAACGAAAGCTGAAGACCAGACGTTGCAGACCTACATTGAGGATCGGCACACGTCCATACAGTTCTCGCTCCGCTTGAGCCGGCCGGTGCCGCTTCAACGTGTATGTGAATTGTTCCCTGCCTATTCGCCTCGAGGAAGCAGCGATCGTACGGTAAATTCTCAACTATCCACTTGGCGATCATAGCGGTCTCAGCGTGATCTCTAGACGAAGCGCGCATGTCTATCGCTTTACCGATGTAGTGTCGTGATCCGCCATTACCCAATCTAATGCCGTGCAGCAGAGTCACAGAGCTTCCGAACTTTGCAAGGACTGGATCAATAATGTTGTAAGCGAGATGGCGAACGTTCTCAAGGATCTCCTTTTGAGAGTATCCCATCTGATTGGTTGGAAGCTGACCAAGTCCCGGGAATCCACCTACGCTTAAGTTGCGCGACAGTTTAGTAGAAGTATTGGTGCAGGATGTTGGGCACGGTATGGGCGACTCTTCAGCTTTGGTGTTGTTGCTTGACCCGTCGTATCCAACGTTTCCGCTGTCGCCTATCGAGCCGAGCTCGTTGCCCTTTGAGTAGGGTGAACCGCCCGATGGATTCATAGAAGCCATCGCCTTCGCCGCTGCGTTTGGAGTGTCTCCTTCGTTCTCGTAGATCGACATCTCGTTGTCCGACATCTTCTTCGCATTCTTTGGAAGCTCAGGAGCGTCAAGTAAGCTCGTCATGTTCTTGATGACCGTATTTGCGTCTGGATACTCAACGGCGTTTGGCTCGGTCAAAGCTGGTGTGGCCCTGTTGTCTGTGGTCTCAACCGACCTAACTGCTTGAGCGGACGCGGCCGCTTTGTTCAAGTCGATGGTCGACCCGCGCATATCAATGGCACCGGTCGCGTTGACGTTTATCGTACTGGTCGAGCTCATGTTGGTGCATGCACTGACTGTGTTCAACTCGCCTGTCGCACTTATCTTAGTTGTTGTAGACCTGATGTCAACGAGGTTCGTCGCATCTATAAACATCGTGTCTTTGGTTGATACTATGTGACCAACCGCGGACTTCTCGGCAATAACACCTCCGGCGTCTAGTGCAACGTTGTCGTCAGCAGTGACGTACATATTTGCTTTTGAAGCTATGATTGTGTCGTCGCTAGCTATTAGTGTCAGCTTGCCGCCGGAGACTTCGTAAGTTGAATCTTCTTTGCTGTTGATGTCAATGGTCTTCTGCGCATGAATCCTTATATCTTGCTCGGAGCGAACGTCGTACGATCCACCGCCGACGTCGTATCGCATGTCGCCTTTGGAGATCTGCGTCCTCTTGCCATCCACCACTGTCTCGCGATATGCTCCGCCGACCGTCATCGCGCTGTTCATCACGACTTCAGAGCTTCTTGATCCATCGATCGACTCAGAGTACGATCCACCGACGTCGACGTTCATGTCACCTTGTACGTTAAGGAACATATTTTGACCAACGTTAAAAGCTACGCTACCTTCGGTCTCGATAGTTATGTCGCTGTGGCCTTTGAGAATCAACCTTCCCTGCGCCGAGACGACGCCGTCGCCCCTGTCCGAGTGTAGGCCGAAGCCTTTCTTAGAAGTAGGCATCAAGAATATCGATCCATCGACGTCTATGACGACTGCTGCGCCTGAGTGGTGTATGATCTCAATCGACTCAGATCCCGGTGTACCATGGATGGCGATCTTATTTCCGGTGTCGGTGACAAATCCTTTAGAGTCTTCTGGTTGCCCAACACTCGTTGCTGTACCCGTTCCTGGACCGCTGAACACTTGCGTAGTGTCTGACGCTTTGCCGCCCTTCTTGACTGAGACTTCGTAGGTGTTGTAGGGGGCCGCGTTCAATGTGTTGACGTTGTAGCCGACGGCGAGTCCATCGCTCTCGCGATTTGTGGAACCTTTAGTGTTCGCTTTTAAGTCGTTGAATCCGTCTTCAAGTGCCATGATTAACCGCGGAAGTTGGTGTAGGTTGCTTTTACTATCGCGTCGAGTATAGGAACGTCGCTGCTAACGACCCCTGTGTCCGTACGAGTAGCAAGTGATTTTAGTATAGCATAGATCGTAAGCTTCTGCCGCACCGTCATATAGAACATAGGTTCCCTAGGCTGCTTCTCTGCAATGAAGGTATCGTTGCCGCCTACGAGAACAACCGTTGCCGCTGAGCCGGTCGCGGATCTATTCTCATTTATAACGCCGTCGATGGAGATGACGTAGTCAGCATCGATTGATCCAACTTCTACGGGCTCGTTGCGCAGAGTGTCGGTCGTTGAGAACGTTAGCTCATTGAACTGCGAGACTTTGTTTGGTCCGACTATCACCTGTCGCCCCTCCCTACGGTTCGAGGCGAGTACTTATAGCTGTTGTATACCTTCTCGGCGTACTTCAAGCGAGGCGTGAACGTTGAGTCGTTCGTGTCTATGTAGGATCCCTTGTAGCACCTAGGTCTTTCAAAGAAGCACATCGCAATCGTGGCGTCGTAGTAGTTCGACGACGCGAGGATTCGCTTGAAAGCTTTGCTCTCGGTCGTCATGAACTCATCCCACATATAAGACACCTGCTGCTCAAGAGTTGGATTCTCTCCATACTTCCTAAGAAGAGGCGTGAGCCTGTCATACTTTCCGGCGCGCCACTGACAGATGCCGAAAGACCTAGCGCCGACGTCGTTGGGATTGTTAGACGTCGGGTTGCAGTTGCTTTCGGCGAGAAGGTTTCCCATGATCCCGCTGACCTGCGCGTGGATGTTGCCGCCCGATCGCCCGCTGCGCTCTATCAACTCATAGATCATATTATAGGTCTTCTCAGCGTTGTTGTTGCCTTGAACGTTTGTCAAGTGTGGTGAGTTGACCGCAGACGCCGCTTCACCCAGTGATCCAGCTTCTGTGCGCGAAGATGACTGGTAGTCGGATGAGCTTCCGACGCCGCCGTTCATGACACCTACGATCACAGGCTGCTGGCAGTCGTCGCCGTCCGCAAAGAATCCAAACACCCAAGTTCCATTGACTAGTCCGTGAGAAAGGTTTCCACCCGACGTGTGTCCGCCTGTGGTTGGATACAGCACGACTGCCAACGGAAGGTCTCCGTCAGATACGTCGGTGACGTCGTCGGTCCTGTGTACACCGAAGATGCGCACGCGTACGAACCTCTTATCGCCATTCGTATCTTTGACGACGCCGATGAACCACTTGAACTTATCGCCGTAGAAATCTTCCCTCATTACTCTTTGATCAACCTCATGTTAACCGCTCCTCCGGTATTGAATAAGCTATTTTCAAATATACCATTCAGCAGCGAGTCTTTATTGACGCGAAGCAGCGTAGAGGTTTCACCGGACGTCCTAACGACGTTCTTCACCTCAGACACGACGAAGAATCCAGTCAAGTACGCGTCGTCGGTGACTTGGTTGAACCCGTGAAACTCGGGAACATGGATGTACATTAAGTCTCCCGGCCTTACGTCAAGGTTGGTGGGTATACCGACGCTTATATCTATGCTGTTGTAAGCTAAGTAGTCTGCGGCGGATGGTCCAAACTTATCCCTCAACGCCGGCTGTGATAAGTCATCGTAGTTGTTGACTATGTACCTCATCCTAGCGGAAGTCTCTGTGTCATCGTTCTGCTCTTTGACGTCTTTGATGTACTTTTCAGTGTTGAGCTTCGATGGATAGAGCGTGTTCTCCAGCTGATCGACCGTAAACTTTGTGACCTTGTGATCTTTCTGGTGCATGTTTACTTCGATGAACTCATTCTCAAAGTAGCCGCCTATGATTTTCTCAAGCGTCGCGTACCTCTTGTTGAACTTCATCCCAGAAATGGATCTCGACTCGGTGTAGCCCCTGTTCGCCAAGCTCTCCATCGCCTGCTTGTTGCTGCGAAGAGCCTCGATGTTTGAGACGAAGAAGTATGGATTATCCGCCGCAGCTTTTCTAGCTGCTTCGTCGACTGCACCTAGGTAGGTCTGCTTCTGGAGAGCCTTGAACATAAAGTTTGGTTTTACGGTCTTTGTGTTCGACTCCCTGTAGTCGGTGACGACGTTGCTCTTCTTGACACCATTCAAAACTTCGTAGAACATATAGGTGTAGTTTTTCTTATCATCGTCGGACACTGCATACTTAGTCAAGAACTTGATCGCGGCAAATGGTGTGATGTTTGGAACTACGTACTTACGCGTCTTCTTCGTTACGGTCTTTTCTCCTTCGCGCCGCTCAGCGGTGTCGTATAAGATTAAGTCTTTGCTTGACTTAAGGTAGCTCTTCAAAAGATCTCTAACTATATTCTCAACGTTGTCGTAGTAGGCTTTAGATACCCTAGTCTTCGCGTTGTTGAAGGCTTCTTTAGAGACCAAGTCGATCGAGTAGATGAGCTGTCTGCCGCCGTCGTTGACGATGATGTCGCGTATCGCAGACACCACGAACTCGACCGTGTATGTGATTTGCTCGTCGTCCGGCCTGCGCTGCTTAAGCGTCAAAGTGATCGTCTCCTCGCCAACCATAGGATAATTGTTGAGAAGGTTAACGTAGTCGTTGAGAAGCAGCGTTGCTTTAATCGTGGGAGAGAATATAGACTGATAGATGACGGTCTCAACGACTTGGGGCTTGATCGACATCTCGTCCCTGCCGTCGAACTTCGTCATCGTTATCTCATCAACGCCGACTAAGTATGGATTGGTATCGGTCATGCAAAGATCTTCGCGAGCTCTTTTTCAATCTGATTCAAGTAAGCGGGCGCAAGAAGCTTTATGCTTCTCCTCGACTCATTCAACCTATCCTCATAGTCGTATATACTTACTGCAGTCCATCCCGACGTGTCTTCACCGTACGCAGCCATCCTAGCGTGTGTATCGGACGACATCTTCCATGTTTTTCTAGCTATGTCTTCCGCGCTTTCGTTAGTTACGCCCGTGTACTCATAGTGAGACGTCGTATTCATCAAGCTGTATATCGTGGTGTTGTACTTCTTCTCAAGGAAAGCCCTAAAGTCCCGAGTGCTGAGAGGCCACTCGTAGTATGGGTCGACGACCCTGTTGCTGAAGTGTATGACCCAGTCGTACTTAGGATCACCGTAGAACTCATTCGCCACGAGATCCGGACGATAACCGTCTTTGACTATGTAGGGATAGAAGTTGTCAAAGTTGTTGAACACTTCGGATATGAGCGCCGATTTGAGCAGGATGTTCCTGATCGTGACGCCGTCGTAGGTTATCTTTGGAAAGTTATTGAAGTAAGCCATTATTTGTTGTTCGGGCTGTTAGAGGCTTGTTCGCGACTTAGTTCGGTACCATTTGCAACGTTCCTGTTGTCGCCTGTCCAGAACTCACGCGTCTTCATGTCGATCTCTTTGAACGACATCTGAACATCGACGATAGCCGGCATGCCGTTCTTAAAGAACACATTGCCTTGGGTCGCGTTGTTGACTGAGAGGTTCGTCATAAACGAAGGTGCAACCGTAGGAACGCCTTCGATGTTCTCAAAGCCGCTGAAGTTTACGGTGAACAAAAATGGATAGTCAAGAGCGTATGAGTTAAGCGTGTTGCTGTAAGACGGGTGCATCCTGAGCTTAAGCATACGTATGGTGTTGTTGAGCTGTATGCTTTCCTCTTCGTTTCTAGGAGCGATCCTAAAAGTAAAGTTGAACTGCCTGAGACCCATGCCGTCAAAGATGAGAGCGGTGTGTGGGTTTCTTGCTACACCTTGGTAAGCACCAAGAAATGGTAAGGCGGCCGCTCCTCCCGCAAGCGCGGCCGCGGCTTTGTCTGTAGCCCCAGACGCGAATCCCGTAAGTTTAGAAAGTGAGGCTGCTGCGAGTCCACCTGTCAAAGCTACCGCTCCGATCTTCTCGCTCAACGTTGATCCGCCGAAGTCCCTAAAGGTATCGATCGTCGTTCCTATCTCGGCTAGGTCAAAGTCTTTGACGTTCGCTGAGTAGTGATCGTCCGGCATCTGCATAGGAAGCGGAAAGAACACTATGTTTTGGTTCCTAACCGTAGGCGACGCTTTTCCGGGACGCTCGCGCCTGTACTCATAAGACTCGATCCTAGTCTTATACTTATGCGACATGATGCTTTTAATGACTACGGAGCCCGAGGCCGTCGTTGAATCGTCTGGCATGAAACCCTCTATAAATAGTTCTATGATATTTATAGAGATTTCTTATGTCTTACAAGGGAAGATTCAAGCCTAGGTATCCAACCAAGTACGTCGGCGATCCCACCAACATCATCTATAGAAGCCTATGGGAACTGAGGCTGATGAGGTACTTTGACCAACACCCCAACGTATTGAAGTGGGGCTCGGAGGAGCTGGCGATTCCATACCTATCGCCTGTCGATAACAGGATTCACAGGTACTATCCGGACTTTATAGTCAAGATGCGTGAGACGAGCGGAGACTTAACGACACTGATGATCGAGGTTAAACCATACAACCAGACGATTGAACCTAAGAAGAATCCTGCCCACCCGCGCAGGTACTTGAAAGAAGTGTTTCAGTACGGTGTCAACCAAGCCAAGTGGAAGGCGGCGAATGAGTTCTGTAAAGATAGGAACTGGAAGTTTAAGATTATGACTGAGAAAGAGATCGGAGTCAAGTGATGCCGGTATTCACCGACCTCATAAACAAAGGAAGACAAGACTTTACGCAGGCGGGCTTCGCCGACTCGCGCGACTGGTTTCGCGAAAGAGCTAGGGAAGTTTCAACAGTCAATGTATCGCGAATCATATCAAGCAATCAGTCGCAGCAGAAGGCGATAGTCCAGCCGGGATTTATGTACCTCTTTAACTACGACCCGAAGTACAAAGAAACTCTTCCATACTACGATAGGTATCCTCTCGTGTTCCCGTTCACCGTTGAACAGGACGGTTTCACTGGAATCAATATGCACTACCTCCCGCACCTGTTGCGGGCACGCCTGATGGACGCTTTGTACAACCTTTCGTCTAATCAAAACTTCGATGAAAAGACAAAGCTCAGGATGTCGTATAACATATTAAACTCAGCTTCAAGGTATAAATACTTCAAGCCATGCGTGAAAAGGTACCTATATTCCCACCTTAGGAGTCGGTTCCTTCTTATACCATCCAACGAGTGGGACATAGCTTTGTTCCTTCCGCTCGAGAGGTTCACCACAAACAAAGCCAACGTCTTTAGAGACTCGAACGCTGTAATAAGAAGATCCTGATGGCATTCAACATCACCGATTTAACGTCTGCGATGAATAAGACCGGCGGTGTCGCCAAGCAGAACTTATTCTACGTGCAGATCACGCCTCCAAAGAATCTTCTCTACGCGAGCTACACGGGTCAGGTTCCGTTCTTCTGCAGCGACGCGGTCCTTCCGGGACTCGTGTACAACACTACTCCAGTTAAGCTTGGTGGATACGGCGTTCATGAGAATAGGCCAATCGACGTAAGCTTTAACGAAGTCACACTGACTTTTATGGTAGACAACGACGCGAAGGTGATCGACTACTTTCATAAGTGGTCGACTCTCATTCATAACTTTAGCGTCGATACTTCAGGCATTCAGCGCGGATCATCGCTTAAGTACGGTGAGTTCGCCTACCCTGAGACCTACGAGTCTCCGTCCATCGACATTTACTTCTTAAACCAAAGCGCCGATCAGATCATCAAGTACAGCTTGGATCGCGCTTTTCCTATGCAGATAGGTTCGGTACCGGTAGGATGGGAGATGAACGACTCGATCGCGCGCTTGCCTATAACGTTTGCTTACAAGACTTGGGACAGCGAGGGAATCCCTGCTACGGAGATGGACTCGCTTGAAGCTGAGAGGGCGATGAACGCGTACTACGCTTCACAGAGATTCAATTACGGCGGGGCGTTTGCGTTCGGCCTCAACCTCCTGCAGAACGGACGCAGGAATCCTTTCGCGTTGATCAGCGGAGTGAACGCTTTCGCGACAGCACTTAGATGATGGAGTAGACTATGACGCTGCCTAAAATTAAACACCCGCTGTTCAAGCTGGTCGTGCCTTCGACTGGGAAGACAGTCAGTTATCGGCCATACACCGTGCAAGAAGAAAAGCTTCTTCTCATCGTTAAAATGTCGGAAGACTTGAAAGAAGTCATCGACACCGTGAAACAGATCATAAAGAACTGCGTCGTCGATGAGATCGATGTTGATAAGTTGGCGATGTTTGACATCGAATACATCTTCATCAACGTTAGAAAAGTATCGGTCAGCAACGTGGTTGAATTGGTGTATACCGAAGAAGATAAGAAGTATCAGTTCACGGTAGATCTTGAAGATGTTAAAGTCAAGTTTGATCCAACACACACTGATAAGATTCAACTTTCAGAGTCGCTTGGAGTCAAGATGAGATACCCAGATCTTGAAACTATGCTCACGATGGAATACAAGATCCGGATGAGTGATTTTGATCAAGTCACGCTCGATGAGTCGGTCTTTTAGATGATCGTCGATTGCATCGAATATGTTTACGACGATGAAAAAGTTTATAAAGAATTCACACGAGACGAGGTTAAAGAATTTCTTCTCTCGCTTAAAGTCGATGATTTATCTAAGATTCAAAGGTTCTTTGCAACCATGCCGATGGTCGAACACGTCGCTGAAGTCGACGTCGGCGATGAAAAACGAAAAGTGACATTGAGGGGAATGAAGGATTTTTTTACTTTTTGACCGGATACTCAAGTATCTCGGTCTTCTATAAAACTCAGTTCGCGATGGTGTTCCACCATAAATACTCAACCACGGAGATTAACGACATGTATCCGTATGAGCGCGACCTTTTCTTGACTATGATAGCGGAATACATAGAAGAACAGAATAAGAAGAATGGCGAAGCTCAAGCTCGAAGACATACTTAAAGGCCGCGAAAGTTTGGCGCAGGAGGATTATTCTTCTTCTGCGTCGAAGAAGTTCGAAGAACAAGCCGCGGCTATATCACAGCTATCACAGATGATCGCGCCCGAAGTTTTAAAGATCAAAAAGAAGCATGAAGCTTCAACTTCGGCATCCGAAGATCTTGGGTCTCCATCGGTCGCCCGCGACATCAAAGAGATAAAAAATTCTCAAGGTAAGCTTCTTGAAGAAACTAAGAAAACTAATTCGCTGCTCAGTAATTTTATCAACAGTCAGTCTAAAGTTTTTGAAAACAACAACGAATTGATTGAAAGATTACTTTTGGCGTCTGAGCAAGAACGTGAAAGAAAGAAGCAGACCGGTGAAGCGATAGCTAAAACGGGTGAGAGACAAGATAAAAATGGTAAGTCTGCAGGTGCGGTCGACATAGCTGGAGGTTCAGCCGGTTTGGCGGCTCTTCTCTTTGGTCTTGCACCGGAGATAGCTAAAGCCCTAGAGAAGATTCCGATGGAGATTCGCGACGCCTCGGTGGCAGCTGGAATCTTAGTCAAGAGGGCGCTCTATAGCTTAGCCGATACAATATCGGTCACGGCGTCTGACGTTGGTAAAAGCGTCCTTGAGAGCTTAGGGATTAAGAAGACGCCGGAACCTATTAAGCTCGCGCCTTCAGAGTCTAACAAAGCTTCATCTAAGATCACCGGTAAACCGACTGCAGAACCCGTTAAAGCTCCGGTTGAAGATGAGGAGATTCGCAGGAGAAAATCCCAAGAGAGAGCAAGATCTGCGGCTCGCGACGAAAAGGGAAGGTTCCTTAAAAGTGATACCATTAAGCCTGAAGCTGCAAAAGTTCCCAGCGGTGAGCCTATGCCTAAACCTTCAGGTGCTGGAACCGATGCCGTCATAGCAGTCGGTGAAGAAGCTGCTACATATGAAGCTAAACTTGCAAAGAAATTAACAGCCTTCCTTGGTAAGAATGCGGTAAAGGCGGTGGCAAAGACTATTCCATTCGTAGGTGCAGGCGTCGCCGCTTTTAGTGCGTATGAAGACGCAGGAAGGGGAGACTTTAGAGGCGCCATAGCAAACTCTATAGCGACCATCGGTTCTCTTATGTCGGCAACCGGTATAGGCGCCGTGGTAGGTGAACCTGCGGCGATTGCGGCGATGACCGAAGACTTAATCGATAAAGCATATGCCGCCGTATACAGTGAAGAAGGTAAGCCGGCCGATTATTGGGAAGACATGAAGAATAACCCAAAGCTTTTTGGTGAAAGAATGGCGTGGCTCGCGCCTAAAGTAGCCGAAGCGGTCTATAAAGAAGTAGAAAACTACTCTAAAGAAAAAGGATACGGCTTAGAAGCAGATCACTCGAACGAAGAAGCCGTTTATAATCCTGAAACGGGTACCGTTTTATACTATCAACCAAAAGTACAACCGGCACCAGATCAAGGTGGAACAGGAAGACGTGAAACTAAATCTCCTTCCCTAAAACCGGTGGGAGTAAATCCCGCCACGAGTGGGCAGGGATACACTCCTCCCGTCTATCCAGTCGGAAGAAAAGCGCCTCGAATTGATCGCGATCACATGGGTGGTGGGTCGACTACTGTTAACGACAATCGCACCATCAACAACATAGATAACAGTAAAGCCGGAGGCGGCGGTTCCGCTCCCGGCTTTCCTAACTCATCTACTGCTCCAAGCAATCCATGGGATGCACCTTTGTACGGTGCAAACATGAACTACTTTTAGTCGTTAGCCATCTTCTTAAAGAAGCTGAGGTCATCGTCGTCGTCATCCATGGAGTTGTTCCATGAAGGAGCTGCAGACTCAACCTTAGGTGCAGCCGCCGCTTTCTGCGGGACTGGGAAGGCTTCGTCTTCATCGATGCGAGGTGCCGCTGCGCGTGCAGCTTCAACACCAACACCAAGTGCACGAGACAAGCGCGCTTTGAGCTCATCGTAAGACTTGAAGTTCTTAGGATCGATGAGTTCTTGGAGCGAGTGCTCAGACTTCCAAATCGCTTCGAGCTTATCGTCGTCGCTCAGCAGCGGTGCTGGATCGTCGAACTCAGACTTATCATAGTTGCGATAGCCCTCGACGTTGCGAATCTTAAGCTTGAAGTTTGCGCCTTCCCAAAGATCGAACGGGTTGATCGCCACTTCACCCTCGAATTGTGGGTGCATGGCTTCGTTGATCTTATCGAAGATCTTCTTACCATACTTATACAAGAACACTTTGCCCTCGTTCGCGGGATTCGCAGAATCCTTGACGACGTAGATGTTCGAGTGATAAGCGAGTCGGCGCTTCTGCTTGCGCGCGATTTCTTTGTCGGCTTCGACGCCAGAATTCCAAAGCTTGCTGTTGAGCTCACCGACCGGATCGTTCTTACCGATAGTGGTCAATGACTTCTCAATGTACCAACCACCGTCGCCTTGGAAGCCGTGATCCCAGATGCGAACGAACGGGACGTCCTCGCCCTGCGGGGGCGGGAGGAAGCGGATGACCGCGTAGCCGTTGCCGGCCTTGTCGACCTCGGGCTTCCAATAGTTGTCGTCTGAGGAGTCTTGCTGGTTGGTGCTGAGCTTGTTGAGCTCGCTCGTAAGTTTATCGAATGCAGACTTACGATTCTGTTTGAGTGAGTCGAATGATGTAGCCATTTTATTCTCCGTTGTGTTGCGGTGTATACGATGTGTGTGAGAACTTGTTCTTCAAGATCCCACGGTATTTATCGAGATCATAACTCAAGAAGGGGTGAAGCTTCTTGCAATTCATCGCGATCTTAGGCCAGAGCACCGGGTCGGTGATCCGTTTGTTCCATGCACCAAAGAAGCGTACGCAGTCTTGGATGATTATGAAACTCTCTTTGCTGATCTTCTTACGAGTAAGCAGCTTGAGAAGGTGGGGATAGTCTCCGTCGGGAACTTCAAAGTTCTTGTCGAAGTCTTCCAATAGATTATCTATATCACACTCGAACTGATATGTCAAGGATTGTTGTCGCCTCAAGAACTCATTGTAGTTGAGATCGGCCGAGACGCTGAACATATCTCTCGAGTAGAACTTAGGGTTCTCAGAGAAGTTTGACACGAGGTAGATCAGGGGATCCTCGTGCTTAGACAGCTTATAGAATGAGTACTTATCGGGTCGAACGTCGAGAGAGTGCTCGGTCACTCGAGTCTTACCGCGATACTTGTGGTAGTCGTATCCGTCCTGCGTAAAGTGCAGGTGGATAGCATTGTATAGTTGAAACGCTTCAAACTGTGTCATATTGGAAGTCGCGCTGAGGTCCTCTTTACCATCTTTAAGTTTTCTGCCTCGAACTGGATCTTTGACTTGATCGCCGAGTTCTGCTTGATGATTTCAGCCATCGTCTCGATCTCAAGGTTGTTCTTCTCGCAGTAGTAGATCACCGCGTCGATGTACTCAAGGTTTCTCTTTCTCACTATCACTTCGATCTCCTGAATCATCTCCAACGGAACCTTAAGCTTATTGATCTTCACTTGATGTACTCCTTGAACTCTGGTACGACGTCTATGATGTTTTGACTGCGCAGCTCATCGAGCTTCTTAGTCAAGTCGACGAACTTATGGAAGTGCTCGTCGTAGTAGCTCTCGGCATTCATAAATGTAGATACACCGTCGAGAAGGGTGATGAACTGCGATGATATGTACTCGGGCTGAGACCTCACCGCCCACTGTTTGTATTCTAAGAACTTCGCATCAACGATTCTTTTGAATCCATCGGGCAAGCACTTGACGTTGTAGTGCTTAGGCCTGTGACACATGTGGTGGCTGACGATCTTTCGCGCCTGCTTTATCGAGTTAAAGCTAGTAAGACCTGACTCCGTCAGCTTCCACTTCATGAACTCAGGAAGGTGAAGTATATTGAACGGGGTGACTGTGAAGGCGAACCACGCGACGATGTTGACGTCTTTAGCGCCATCGATCTTCTGCATGTTCTTATAGACTTGGTCCCAGTTCGCAGGAAACCTCTGGTACTCAAACACATCGCCGAAGCCGTCGATCGAAGCGCCGATGCGGATCTCCTTGAAGTGCTTCCACAGCTCGATGATCCTGTCGGTGACGTTGGTCAGGTTGGTGTTGTACTCAATCTCAACCTCGCCGGCGCGACCCGAGGCGATGAGCCGCTCGAGAGATTGAATGTGCTCCTCGATGATGAGCGGCTCACCGCCAACGATGTAGAACTTTGTGGCGTTCTTTGTATACTTCTCAAACTGATCCCAGTAGAAGTTGGATCCCTGAAACCAGTCGTAGTCGTTCGTCGACCACTTTCCCTTCGCGTTCTTTGTAAGTTGAACGCGGCCGTGTGAGTCTGTGAATCCAGTGTATCCCGTCGTCGCTACGTGGTCGCCGTACCACATGTGTGAGTCAGTTGGACCGCACATCCTGCACTTGAGGTTGCAGAAGTTTCCATAGCGAAGGTCGAAGTAGTCGAGGTTGATGTCGTCGGCGTCGATCGTCCCATCGTCGTCGGTCTTATTAAGAACCTCGTGCTTGACGTCCGGCCAGATCTCATTCTCATACTCACGGCGCGACTTAATGCCTGCTTCTTCCTCGAGCCTACACCTCGTGCACTCTTCGTGCCACTCTCCGTGCAGCATCGAGACGCGGATGTCTTTCAATACGTCTGAGTTGCGCGACTCACCTATGTCGTCGCGACCTACGTTGTAGGGCTTACCGTCCTTCTTGCGAAGGATGCCTTGGTTCTTTGTGTATGAATTCGCGTTGCAGCAGACTCGTAGGTCGCCGTTGTTCCTTACGGATACACCGTTCCATGGCAGCGGGCAGAATGTTTTCATGTGATTCCAGAAAGAAAGTGAGGGGATTCTGTTTCCAAGCTCCCCTCGGGCTCATGCTTAGGCAGCGAGTGCTAAGCTAGGTGCAAAGTTATCGTTTGCATTTAGGTTTGTCGCTTCAGTCTCAGGTCAGCCTTTACTACACCTGTCGATCCTAGTTCGCCCCCATCAAAATTAAAGCACGCTTTAACTTTAGCGTTAGACCTGCAGCAGGCTTTAATTTTGGTGGAGGCGGCGGGTACTGCCCCCGCGTCCAGAATGTTTATTCTACTTCCGTCAACGACATCAGCATTATTATTTATACCACATGTAGAATAATTTGTCAATACTTTATTTTATGTAATGCAAGTAAGAACTCAATAAAAATTTTTCGCTTGAAACTGCTGGATGACCGCGGTGTGGATACATCCAAAGCGGAGGAAACATAAATAAAGTTCCTTTTATAGGTTTATTAACTAAATTAAAGTTAAGAAACTCAGTTTCACCGCCTATATCTACGTCATTGAGATACCAGAAAAATGCTAAAAATCTTTTCATAGAATCAATACCACCAACATCTACATGTTCAGCAAACTGATCATTATTGTTTGGATTATAATGTTTTATTCTAAATGATTCAAATCCATATTCACTTGGCCAGTACTTTGTTTCATTAACATTTTTTTGATAAATTTCAATAGCGTTCAACGCAGCTAATTCACAGGCACGATGAAGAGCAGGATTTAAGTGACGATTATCTGTAAATTTGAATTGAGTAAACTGTGGTGCAAAGTTATTTTCATATCTTTCATGATAAGATGAATTTAATCTAAAAGTTTCTATTAATTTATCACATATTGATTCATCTAAAGAATTAGGTACAGATAAACAAAAGTTTTTTAAGTTCATAATAAATTTTCCTCGTCGTACTGCTTCCTGAGCATCATCAGGGTGTCTACGTAATCGTCCCGCTTTCCGCGAAAGATCTGGATCCCCTCACCGTCGACGGCTATGATGATGGCGAACCTAGAGACCGGAACGCCCGTCATCTCCTCGAACATGATCGCGTACGCGGTCGCTTGGCAATAGTAGTTGAGGATGTCCTCGGATCGCTTCAGCTTCCTTGAAGTCTTGAAGTCGACAACGCTGCGCTTGCCCTCGAACTCCGCGACCATGTCGACGGTGCCGGCCATGCGGATGTAGTCTGAGTACATCCGAGTCTCTTGCATGAAGATGTTGTCGACGGATTCATCTAGAACGAGCTTCAGGTCCTCAAACATCTCGGCGTCGTAGTGCGTATACTTGCTGACGTCGATCTCGTCGCCGTTGATGTAGTCTTCAGCCAATTGGTGGATGCGCGTCCCACGGTTTGCCGCTTGCTGCGAGATCTCGTTCGCCTTCTCCTCGCCGACCTTCTTACGCCACGCTTGGATGCTTGCTCGACCAAGGAGTCCAGTCACGGTTGTAACTGATGGGTAGAGGAGGCCGGCGGGAGTCTTATAGAACCTGCCGGCCTCGGTGTTGACCTGCTCGAGCTCGACAGCGAGGAGCTCGAGAGAAGTCTTAGTGAACGACTTTCGATTCTCGAGAATCTGCGTAAGAGGATGGGACAATAACGACCCTTGGGTTCTCATACGCATCTCTTCGAATGATGAACTCTTTAACGAGCCCGGACCTGACGATGTCATCGGCTTCCATTTCAATTGTTGAGAAGTATCGCTTCATCGACGCGATGATCTTCATGAAGTGCACTATACCTACCCTCTCGTCGTCGTACTTGAGGTCGGACTGTTTGTAGTCTCCGCAGAACACGATCTTCGAGTGCTTGCCCATACGCGTGACGATGGTGCAGAGCTCGTGATATGTCATGTTCTGACACTCGTCGACTATGACGATCGCGTTGTCGATGGTGACTCCGCGAAGGAACGACGATGTGGTGAACTCGATGACACCTTTCGCCTTGAGCATCTCATACGCGTCGCCTCGACCGTAGAGCTCTTGAACTATAGATTGGTAGGGTGCTTCGTAGACCGCCGCTTTTTCTTTCACAGATCCGGGAAGGAATCCCATGTCGCGCGACGGCACGACCGACCTGACTATGACTATCTTCTTGAAGTCTTTGTAGCGCGTCAATTCATTGAGCGCGAGATACACTGATAGGAACGATTTTCCAGTTCCGGGAAGTCCATGGATGAGTAAGTTCTTTCCGTTGCAGAACTCTCTGTATATGTTTTCTTGGTTTAACGTCTTAGGTGTTACTATCTTTAACTCTAGGTTGTTTTTTCTTTCCTGTTGTTCTTGTCGCCTCTGTGCTTTTAGTAGTCTTTTTTCAGCGCGAGATAGTTTATCCATG